GAACCGCGAGCTTATGGAGCTTGTATTTCAGTATTCCGCAGTTCTCTGCAAGGTTAAAAATTTTACCATGCGCTCCATAGGCGTACCCCTCAATTGCCACGTCAGCAGCCCCTATGCATAAATTTGTGGCCCATTCAGAGATGGTGTCAAATCTTTCAGTATCGTAGGCATATTCCTCAAAACCTTCTCCATTAATATTTGGAGAAATTTTGGTTGCGTACTTTTTAGTATTGGTAAGAAAATAAAAAGAACAATTTGCGAAAGAAAATTCTCTTTTCTCATCAAATAAGCAAATTGCTGGGCTGGTTATAGAATAGTCAATCCCTACTAACATGGTGAACATAGATATTTATACCGTTGCCAGAGATGGTGGTTCCTGAGTAATACGATGGAGGTTACTTCGAAGGCTCCAAAAGGATTACGTGGAACTACCCCACCATCCCTGACAAAAATATTTATAGAAAAATTCCACCCAATAAGGGTGGAATTTTTTATTTATGCTCCTCCGACTGGAATCGAACCAGTGACATGGAAGTTAACAGCTTCCCGCTCTACCTACTGAGCTACAGAGGATTGTAAATTAGACTATCTGACAACCTCCTGCGCTGCAAGCAAATTCTTTTCCAGTCTCGGTGTTGTCTTCTGCTTCGTATTTAGACAACTCTTTAAAGTTGACTTTGATCTTTGGGTGAGCAGCATAAGTTGCAGAATCAATTTGTTCAAACGGAGCCTGAGCATATGTGTGGCTATCACCACCCGGCAAGAATGAAATGCCGGTTGCAACATCAAAGTTTTCCCAGAGCCACTGACCAACTTCAAGGAATTCAGAATCCTTATAGTTGACAGTGATGGAAGGCTTGTGGTGGCAGTAATGCTCTTGATAAGTCTTCCATAGATCCAAGTGATCCAATGCACGAAGATCCTCTGTGGTGATTGTGCCCTTCGGAGCCTTCATTGCAAATGTGAAAACCGCAGTGTTGCCAGGATTGATTACATCGTCTTCGCATGGAACTCCTTGATCTTTCATCAAGTTATAAATTGGATCTTTCTTGTCGATACGAATTCTACGATAATAATAATCTGCGTATCGTGGATGTAGACCTGAAGCAGAATCTACCAAACAAGAGGTTGTACCTTCTGGTTTGACACAGGTGATAGACTTGCTTGGATTAATACCAAGCTTCTCCGCCCACTTAAGGTTTGTGGCGGTAGCGTGATCACGAAGGGTTTCAAGTAGCCGGATCAATTTTGGCTTTCCCTCAAGACCACTGGTAAGTTTATTGTCGTAAATACCAGTCATACTGACACCAAGAAGTCTTTCATCCTCACAGTTCTGCTTCCACTCAGGACGCAAATATGGGAAGTTTGTAAAGGTAGATTGAACAGTACCGATGATGGTTGCGATTTCAATCTTCTTCTTCAACGATGCTGCTGTATCATCAGGACGAACAACAACAGTAGAAAGATTGCAGAATTCAAATGGCTTGAGAATAATCTCTGAACATGGGTTTGTACCATACTCACAGTTTTCATCTCTACCCCATCTAGCTGCTTGCTCTTGTAAAGCCTTGCGGTTAATCATTCCACGCTCACCGCTGTGGCTGTTGTATAGTGAGGTCCATTCCTCAAGGAATTGTCCCATCGGTGGGCGACCACGGTATACAGCAGAGTTGTTTGCATAAGAACGAGCGCCAGCATGCTCCCACCAAGCACCACTCTTACAAAGAGCCATTTCACGGTCAGAAAGATCACTCAATGAAATCATTGCAGAACGGCGAACGCCACCAACAATTACAGCATTTGCAATAGCACAGCAAATATCATGGCACTCAAGTGCTGTAAGTCTGCGGCCTTGTGCATTGTAGAAGATCTTGACAATGAACTTGAATAAATTATCAAGAGGAGCAGGGCCGCTGGCACGTCCACCGAATGTCTTCAAACGAGCACCGGCTGGACGAATATTGCTAAGATCCCACTTGACATGGCGACCCGAATAAAGATGCTCAATCAAAAACTTAACAGCATTTCCCCAACCTTCTTTGGAGTCTTCAACGACATAAGTGATGTTAAAAACTTTTTCAATTTTGTTTGCAACTGTTGGAAGCTTATCTGTGTATTGATGTTCAACGGAATAACCAACTCCAGTTCCGTTCATCAAAACAACAAACAACTCAGCAAAAGATTGAACAGAATCAATCGGTAAATAAGAACAATTGTACAAACAAGTATTGTCGTGATCTAGTGCTGGTCCAGCAGTCATTAGACTACGCATGGATGGAAGAACCTCAAGATTCAGAATTGCTTCCTTGACATCAGGACGCTCTGCAAGTTGAGGAACCTTGTTTGTAAAATAATTCCACCAACGCTCTACGCACTCTTCCCAAGTTTCTCTGCGATTGTAATCAGGAAGCCAGCGTGAGTAGCGCGAAATAAAAATAAACGATTGAAACGGTGATAAAACTTCTGCCATATTTTTAGACTCCTTGGTTGGTGTCTTTATTTAGTTGTTAGAGTATGCCACGAAACTGGGAAAAGTGGAGCAATTATTTTGTCAATTGCTTCAGCAAATTTTTGAATTTCCCACTGTGCGTGACTGTCGATTCTCAGGTTATAAACACGGGCAAATGCGTAGAGAGAACCAGTCCACACAAATTCCGTATAAGTTCCTTGTGGCAAAATTGAACGTGCTTGCTCTGGAGCAACACCATCTGCCAACAAACGATTGTAAAGATCAATACATTCTTTTGCAACACCTTCATATTCCTGGCGCATTTTAATACAGATATCTATATCTTCAATTGCACCACTGCTTCCTTGTTTTGCTCCATCAGTCGGGGCCGCTCTCCAAAAGGGAACATAAACTTCTGGTTCAAAGGTTACATACCTTCGACTAACTTCATTCATGGTAAGACCGATTTGGTGTTTACCAAGTTGAGCCCTTACAAAGATTGGACACTTTATTCTAAGACTTATTTGCGGATGGCAAAACGGAGTAAAGTGATTGTGTTTTGCCAAATATGAAATAAGTTTTGTGTCTCTATCAGAAAGCTTTCCATCTTGGAGTTTGCTTTCTTTATTGAAAGAAACTCTGGCTGCGTTGACAACGCTGATATCAGAACCCATGTGTTCAATAAGTTGAACGTGACCATAGTCAAGTACTGGTACTTTAGTCTGCTCCAGAAGCTTTTGTGTTGCCACCATTTAGCTCATCCTCTTCATCATTATCTACAAGTTCAACTTTTACACCAGGAATCTTTGTGAAGTCAGCAGCATATTCTCTTGCCTTATTCCAAAGTTGTGGATCCATCTCTTTTACGTATTCACCAAATCTATAAACAAATGTTAAGTAGGCTTGGCTTGCTTTTTCCATATCTTCATCAGATATGTCATCATTTTCATTACTCATTTTAAACCTTCTTCCAATAAGTATACTTCATCTTAGCCTTAAGTCCAGAATAAACATTGTTGATAATAATTTTGAGTGTGGTTGGCAAACCATAAGCCAAAACCATATCATTGATGTCTTTGTTATTTAGTTCTTCCGGCCAAATGACTACATTTCTTCCTGCATCGATATATTTACCAATTAATGTAGCAATCTCTGTGTTACGTGGTTCATTGTCAAAAATGAATACCACATTTGACTTTTCAATCTTTTCTGGCAATTTATCCAACCATCCAGCTCCCTGCATTGCTACCGCATTTGGAATAAACATGGAATCAATTGGACCCTCAGTAACATAGACTGTTTCCCGAGGATTTACTTTTTCCAGTCCGTACCAGAGCCTTTCTTGCCCTTCTTTTTTGAGAGTAATGTAGCGAATTTTTTCATTTTCTTTCCTACTTTTTCTATACTCTTCTGTTTGGTCGAATACACGTCCTTGTACGCCAATAAGTTCCCCATTCTGGTCGTAGAATGGAATGACGAGTCTGGCTTCCTTGGATCCAACTTTTTCAAAAGATTGCATGACTTTACTAAAATCGCTGCAGTAATAAAAATTATTATACTTTTCTTTTGGTATTTGTCTAGATTTAACATATTGTACTGCCTTGTGATTCTCGTTTAATAGGTCAAGCCGCGTTCCAAGGTCAGTGAATATCGGAACACGTTTTTCTTGTTTGGGTTTGATGATTGGCTCTGGATTTTTTTCTTTGAATACTTCAAATGAGTATTCCTTGCAGAGAGATGGGCTGATACTTTCAAGAACAGAATATAGATTACAGGTAAAACCGCAATTGTGGCATTTGTAAACATAATGGCCTTTGTGCTCAAAGAAGTAGCCCCTTGTCTTGGCCTTGTTCTTCTTTGAGTCGCCACACTTAAAACATCTACAGGTGGCTAGGGTTTCTTTTTTCCACTTAAACTTGTCAAGTGAACCAGAAACCAAATTTACATACTTCTTGTCAATATATAGCATTACTTGGCACCTTCGAAGGTCCAGTTAACTACTTTGTTCTTTTTCTTTCCAAATTGTGGATCAAATGCTTTACCATCTGAACCAGAACCCAATACCTCTTCATCTGTATTGTTTGCATTGATCAAGTTATTATTGTTGTTGTCAACATCATAAAACTTCATCTTTGACTTATTGACACCAACCAAAAACTTACGATTCTTAGTGAGATCGTTGCCACGATTCTTCAACTGCTTGACCATAATTTGACCAGCCTCAGCAAGTTCTTCATTTTCAATAAGAGCAAAGAAGAAATCTGCAGTCTGAGGCAAACCAAAACTTTCAGATGTATCTGTCATCTCCATGTCGCTGCTCTTTGCACCTTCACGGTTAACTTGGGTAGCAGTCCACAGAGGAATGTTATATTGCTTTGCCAACCCACGAAGTTCTTCTGCAATTCCTTTTACATATGTGTAACTATTCATACCGTTGCCCATCTTAAATCTTGCACAGGCACAAATATTCAAATAGTCAACAAAGATAACATCAGGAGTAAACTTCTTTTTGATCTTAAGTTCTTCAAGAAGATTACGGAAGTGTGTGACGTTCGCAGCAGCCGTAGGATATTCCTTGATGATAAGTTTGCCACGGCAAGTCTTCTTTAGATTTTCAATCTTTGCGTCATACTGTGTATGTGGCATTTGTTCCAAAGTATGAATATCAATATCAAGGAGATTTGCATCAATTCGTTTGGCAATCTCTTCTTCTGCCATCTCAAGAGTGATATAAAGAACATTAAGAT